GACAAGGTCATGGGCGGCTACCGGTCCCCGGCCACGGTCGAGGAAGTCACCGACAACCCCGGGAAATGCGTCTGGATCGGCTGGGTGGAGGTTCCCCGCTATAATGACTTTACCGATCCCACTGTGACGCACAACGCCACCGTCAAGGCCGCGTTCCGGGACATCGACAATGTCGGCCAGCGCATCTTCGACGCCGCCCACGGTGCCGTCATCCAGCGGTACGATTACGAGATCGTGGATGACTCCGCAGGACCGGAATACCAGCCCCCGCAGCACGGGCCGGTCAACAACGGGTGATCTGGCATGGCACAGTATATCCGCAAACCGGTACCCCCGCCGGTCTTCTCTTCTTTTGAAGCAGTCCTGATCGAGGGCATATATTACTATGCCGGGCCTGATGGCAAAAAAGTGGAAACCTCTCAAGCGGAATTCGAGGCGACATTCGAACGCCTCCCTTTGGATCGGCAGGCGGCGTGATCATGGCCGAAACCCCGATCACGGCAACCCCGCTCTCAAAAACCACCACTACCCCCGTCGCCCCGGTCGACACGCAGGAAGTACCTCATGCGACCGGGACCGCCGGGTATGACTGGGACCCATACTCTGATCCCTGCCAGCTCGAAGACATCCACTCGGCTGCTATCCCGTTCCACAACTACCGGCAGATCCACGTGAGCGAAGTCGCCTTCGATGAGGGGTTCCGCGCCACATCTCCGAAAGACATCCCGGCCTGCCCTCCTAAATGGGGCGATGTCGGTCATTACTGGGCCGCTGCGTCAATCACCGGCTGGCTCGCAGCAGAGTTCTTCACCCGCAGCACGTCCACAGGAAAACTCGGCGGAATCAACTGGGGTTCCATCGCGCTCAAGATAGCCACGGGTCTCGGCTCCGTCGGCGTCCTTGAACTCGTGAAAAACACCGTGCTGCCAGCCTTTGGTATCACCCTATGACCACCCGGCGGGCCCTGCTGATCATCACCGGGATCACGCTCCTGGCTATTGCAGCCGGCCTGCTCTACATCGGAAGTCTCGCACCATGAGGTAAAATGAAGGAAATACCGTTATCTCAAGGAAAAACGGCGCTTGTTGATGACGAGGATTATCCAGAATTATCAAAATATCGGTGGTATGCGCACAAAGATTGTAATACGTTCTACGCTGTGCGGCACTCGATCCACGATGATCGGAGCACAATCCGCATGCATGCGGTGATTCTTAACCATCCTGTCGGAATGGTTGCCGATCATATCGATGGGAATGGCCTCAACAATCAGCGTGAGAATCTGAGGATTGTTACGCACCGGGAAAACTCACTAAATCGGCATATCCCGAAGTCATCAAAGTACCCTGGTGTTCATTGGGACAATCAACGCGGAAAATGGCGGTCACGAATTAGAGTTGCTGGGAAAAACCGGCATATAGGGTATTTCAATTCAGAAGAATCCGCTGCCCGCGAATATTGTATTGTCAGTAAAACACCCGATTGGATATTTATCGAGGTGTAATTTTGGCATTTCCCCCTGCTCGTTGGAGCGTTCGGACGGTTCAGAACCGTGTGGGGGACTGTCCCTGCTTGCCAGCGACCATCACCGGCTCACCACCGGTCGCTGCCTGCGGGGAATCATCCATATCTATCCACTCAAACCCGCCCGTCAAAGAGGGTCTGCCGGTTCACTGTACCCGGCTGACGGGCATCACCCTTCCAGCGGGAAAAATAAGTATCGCCATTTGAACGCCTGCAAAAAATTCCGGACTATTCAACCAGCACACAACACAAAGGCCAAGCAGATGTATGCAGCAATGCGCGCACGTCTTCTGGATTCTCATCTCGTGAGATAACCACCACAAGCCCGCTGGAAGGGGCAATTTGCAACCGTCGCCCAGTTGGTAGGGAGCCGCCCTGTTAAGGCGGATGTCGAAGGTTCGAGTCCTCCCGGTTGCGTCTATGATCACAATTCCACAATTTCCCTGTTGTCCCCATATGGACCGCTGCACAGCATGTCCGTACCGGAATGAGGCACGTTCTTCATGGGGAAATACGACTGCTGCGTTGGATTATATCACTCTTGAAATAGGGGTTCCGACACGATGACCAACCGTACAAAAATCACAGTTTGTGCCGCCACCCTCCTGATCACATGGATGGCCATCTGGGCGGTGACGCACTGATATGACCCGCACCCGCATCTGCCCGGAATGTGGCGACCTGTATGAGGCAGTGGACGACCACGACCGGCTCTGCAAAAAGTGCCTGCTCAAACGGTGCCGGGCGCTGGTCGCGGCGATGGATGAGATGATCCGGAGATATGACAAATCCACATGACCGCTCAAAAAAAGAAGGTATCGGCCAAGGGTCCCAAGTGCACAGTTTGTGCGCACCCGCAGCTAAAAGAGATCAACAAGGCGCTCGTCGCACCAAAACCCAATTTTAGCGCAATTGCGCGCATTTTCAATCTAAAACGCGATAATGTGCGCAGGCACCTGGAAAACGGCCACGTCGCCGAAAAGATCGCCAAGGCCGCCGAGGCACAGGAGGCCCTCGATGCTGACGACCTGCTCAATGAGATCCACGAGACCGAGAAGATCACGAAGGACATCATCAAGGCGGCGATGGGTCAAAAGAAGCAGGTCAGGGTTGAAGGGGAGATAATCGAAGTCGAATCTCCCGACCACGAGACCGCCCTCAAAGCCCTCGCCCGGAGGGAGAAGCAGATCGAGCTCAAGGGTAAGGTCCTCGGGGCATTCAAGGAAAACAAACCGAACGGCAATGAGGATACCTGGCTGGGGCTGGTACAGAAATGCTCGCCAAAGAAGTGATCGCCCCGGATCAGGCCGCCCTGCTCATGCAGCGGGCACTTGAAGACCCGGTCTGGTGGATTCGCGAGGTCCTCGGGCTCGAACCATGGCAAAAGCAGATCGAGATCATCGAATCTGTCCGGGACAACCGCACAACCGCGGTTAAGAGCTGCCATGCGAGCGGAAAATCCTTCGATGCCGGGGCCATTGCCCTCTGGTTCCTATACGCTCACAAACCCTCGATTGTCCTGACAACAGCGCCCACAGATAGACAGGTCCGGGGGATCCTCTGGAAAGAGATCCGCAAGAACTTCCAGCGTGCGAAGCTGCCCCTGGGTGGCACCATCCTCACACAGGAACTCAAACTCGATGACGACTGGTTTGCATGGGGATTCACGGCGCCGGATTACGACCCGGACCGGTTCCAGGGATTTCATGAAATCCACATGCTTGTCATCGCGGATGAATCGAGCGGCGTTTCAGATGAGATATTCGAAGGGATAGACGGAGTCCTGACATCGGAGCAGTCCCGGCTGCTCATGATCGGCAACCCCACCAACCCGACGGGGAGGTTTGCCCGGGCATTCAAGAGCCCGCACACGCACAAGATCTCAATCCCTGCATTCGAGACCCCGAATTTTACGGCATTCGGCATTACGGACGAGGATATGGTGATGAACCGGTGGCAGGAGAAAATCACCGGCGAACTACCCGCCCCCCATCTCATAACCCCGCGATGGGTTTTCGAACGCCTGCACGACTGGACGCACGAGTCCCCCCTCTATACCGCCAAGGTCCTCGCGCAGTTCCCTGAGGCCGGCACGGACACCCTTATTCCCCTGCACTGGGTCGAGGCAGCAGTCGACCGGCAACTCAAGAGAACCACACCCTTTGAGTTAGGCGTCGATGTCGCACGGTACGGTTCCGACGAAACAGTGATCATGGCACGGTGGGGTCCCGTTGCCCGCGTTGTCAAGGTAATGCCGATGTCGAGCACGATGGAAGTGGCGGGGGAAGTCATCAAGGCCCTGCGCGAAACCGGCACAAGGAATGCCAAGATCGACGCGGTCGGTATTGGGGCCGGCACTTATGACCGGCTCCGCGAGCAGGGAAAACCTGTCGAAGAAATGCAGAGCGGGGCAGCGTCGAGCGATCCGGAAGTGTACCTGAACACCCGGGCCGAGTGGTACTGGGGCCTCCGCACCCGGTTCGAGACCGGGGACATCGACATCGAGAATGACCCGCAGCTGATCTCCCAGCTCTCAAACATTAAGTACAAGATCAACAGCCGGGGGCAGATCCAGATCGAGAGCAAGGAGGACATGAAAAAGAGGGGGCTGTCCAGCCCGGACCGGGCAGACGCCCTCTCTTTGACCTTTGGGAAAATGCCGTTCCTGGGAAAGAGAGTGTATCAGATTGAGGACGATTACGCTCCGTGAAATGTCAATCCGGGCAAAATACCCCGGGCAAGTTACAAAACGGAGCACAATTTAAGGAGATTTGAAATGGGACAGAAAGCACCTGACAAGAGACCAGAGCCGAAACAGGAAGAGAAGCCCGAACAGCCAAAGAAAGAGCAGATCAAGGTAGCGCCCGAGGTAAAGGCCGAACTGGACAAACTCCCGGGCGAGACTTACGATGACAAAATCCGCAGCCTGCTCATAACGAAATCTGTAAATGAGGCGGACAAGGAGGGAAAGGTCACGCTCATTATGTCGAAAAGATCCTTTGAGCAGGTCCTCGCATTCCAGCCTTCGCAGGTAACAAGCGACATCCTCCAGAAAGCGCGGGTGTCCTGATGCCCCCGCTCCGTGAAACCATCGCCGATTCCATCTCCGGGGGCCAGCTTACTGAAGCCCGTGCTGCAGTGCAAAAAATCGGCGAGCAGTTTTCGACCATCTATTCTGAGGCCCGGAGACTCACCCGGGAGATTGAAGATCTAAAAACAGGTGGCACGCTTGCGGAAGGATATGCAGATCAGAGTTGGAACGGTCGCCTTGCCCGGGACGCACATTGGCAGCAACTCAGCGGGTACGCCCAGCACCGGGTGATCCAAAAGGGAGATGTGGACCTCTACCATGATCTCATGTCGTACGCCTATCAGTTCTGTCCGCTCATCAAGGCCGCGGTCGATATCAAAACAGGGTATACCTTCGGTCTTTCGTTCAATATCGAATCCGAGGTAGCTGCCAACAACACTCTTATCCAGGACATCACAAATGATCTCCGCAATCGTCATGCCCTGTTCGGTGCGCAGGCCATAGCGGAAGCCGACCGGGAACTCCAGAAAGGCGGGAATATCTACCTTGCCATGTGGATCAAACAAAAGATCGTCCAGATCCGGTTATGGACCTCTTATGAGATCACGGACATCCTCTTTGGCCCGGAGGATGCCGATATCCCACTGTACTATGTCCGGTCCTGGACCGATGCAAAAGGGTTACAAACCGCAGCCTACCCCTCGATCTTCAATACGGCACCGGCCGGGATAATCCAATATAACGGCAACACCTATACTGTCGACAAAACCGTCGTCGTGTACCAGATGAGCGAAGGCCGCGCCGTAAAACAGAAATGGGCGCTCTCCCCCTACACATCGGCGCTGCACTGGAACCGCGCTTATGAACAATTCCTCCTCGATTTTGCCGCAATCGTCCAGATCATACGGAAATACACGACGATGTTCACCACGACCGGGGGCAATGCCCAGGTCACGGCCCTGCAAACGGCATTCGCGAATGAGCAACGCGGACCGCACAAAGAAGAGGTCGGCAACGGTCTGGTGGCCACAGAAGGCAATGATTTCAAGGTGATAGACGCAGGTAGCAACAAGATCGTCGGCCCGCAGGATTCCCGGTACCTCCTCCTGCAAGTGTGCACCTCGACGCGGGTCCCTGAAAACATGCTCACCGGCAACCTCCAGACGGGCAACCGGGCCAGCGCTCAGGAAATGACCGCCAATTTCCTGCCGATTATCGAGGAACGACAAACCATGTGGACCGAAACCTTTACGGAAGTTTTTGGTTTCATCCTCGGCAATCCCGATTTCAGTGTCTCCTTCCCACCCATCCGTGCCCAGGACTCGCTCACGTACCTGCAAACCCTCGTGCAGGCCGCCACGCTCGGCCAGCCGGGAAAACTCGCAGGAACCATGCGGCCCGAGGATATCATTCGGGCAGTCTATGAGGCGCTCGATGTCCCGGTCCCGGACAATGCCACTGTCGAAGAGATGGTCCAGGGCATCCGGGATTCCATCGCAACGGATCCCGCCGCGACCGCTGCGCTCGACAACCTCACACAGGCTACCAACCGGATGAATTCCACTGTTGCGGAAATGATGAAAAAACCGGCGCGCCGGGAAGAATTCAACCCCGATCAACCGCGGGACGATGATGGGAAATGGTCGGATACTGGTGGTGGAGGATCATCGGGATCGTCGTCGGGAGGCGGGGATAACAGCGGGGGATCCGGTTCCGGTGGTAGGGCATCACTTGCGGCAGGGACACACGAATGGACATCAGCCAAAGGGAATAAACACAAATTATCAATCTCAGATGATGGTAGTGAGGCCGATCTCACCATAAATGGAGAGAAGCATATCTTACCATTATCCGGAACCCCGGTGATTGGTAAAGATGGGGCCATTCATGGCGTTACTGATTCAAAAGGAGATAAATTTGCAATAACACCCCCGCCAGAAATTGCCGCAAAAATAAACGCCGATAATGCCCGGAAAGTTACAAAGGACGAATATCACGTCCAAAAAGGAATTGTTGCTCTTAAAACAACTCCGGATTTAAGGAATGAACTCGAAAGAGCATCAGGGCAAAAAATCCCGAAAAATTCCGGGGTCGGGTTAAGCATACCCCAAGTATACACTGTTGGATCTGATGGATCTCTTCAGAGACTTGGGGGAATTACAGCGGCACACGTCACAAAAGGTCTATCAAATTATGAACAGCGGTTTGATAAAATAGTCAGCACTGGATCAACACCGGGGATCTATACTTGGAACGGGAAAGATAGGAGGATTTAAAATTTCTCAGCTGGTCCTCGATATCCGCAACCCCCACAACGGGCAGCCGGCACGCGCCCCCCGGCCGCGATCTTTGTCCCGTCCTTCGTGCAGTCATAATCTCCACATTTCGGACATTTCAACAAGAAGTAATTTCGGCAATCCTTATGATAAGATACAAGGGAGCACGTCCCACAATCCCCCCCATTCTGCGTGCAATACGATTTCATCCCCTCACTCCAGCGCACGGGGTAGGCCATTAAGTATGACACCGGGACCATATTTATCCTGCCGAAGCCAGCGGTATTCCGGGATGCCCTCCACAGACTCGCATTTGTCCGTCCAGTCCCATAAGGTCCACTGTGTGCCATCGGGGTACAGGATTAATGAGATCTGCATCCCGGCTTCCGCAATCCAAACTTGCAGGAGATCGGCATCGCCGGCAGTCACACGCTCAACAACTTCGCCGGTCAGGACATGCCCCTCCCGGTCTGATACCTGGATTGTCTCCATCTTAACTCACCTGATCACATATACACACCCCAACTATATAAAACCACCCACCAACCCACCAACCACAAGGAGCACCGCATGACCCTCTCAGAAGCCTCGGATCGTCTCTACCGGGCAAGCATAGGCGTCCAGAAGATAGCACAGATCAACGCCATCGCCGCGAAACACCGGCCTAAATTCTCCGCCTTTTTCCGCAACCAGAAAGTCCTCGTGCTGGAAAAATTCAAGGATTACCAATTCCTATTCACCGAAGAGTACCGGGCACTACGGGAAGAGGCCCGCCCCAACGAATTCCTGACAACGCACGACTGGGACCGGCTCTGGAACGAGGCCGAAACTAAAACCTTCGACAACCTTCAGCGGACCGTGGCAGCCGTGGAAAGCGACGGGGTCCTGAAAGGTGGCCAGCAGATGCAGAAGATGTTTGCCAGCGGCCACTATGAGCAGGGGAAATGGGTAGAAAACCCCGCGAAGTTCTGGGATCTCAAGAACCCCCGGGCGGTCGCATGGTTCCAGCAGAACGGCGGCAGCACCGCATATATTAAGGGTATCCAGAAAACCACCGGGGATCAGATCCGGACTATCATCACCAAGGCGATCGACTCGGGACAATCCTACCAGCAGACTGCGAAGGAAATCAGCGACAGTTTCGATGGCATGAGTAGGGACCGGGCCCAGCGGATCGCGGTCAACGAGGCCACGCACGCATACGAGAACGGCAACCTGATGTTTGCCCAGGGTCTCGAAGATGATGGCGTAGAGATGGAAAAAGCCTGGAATACAAGCGAAGATGAAAAGGTCTGCGATACCTGTACCGAGAATGAAGATGCCGGATATATCCCACTCAATGACCCCTTCCCCTCAGGTCACCAGGTCCCGCCCGCTCATTTGGGCGATCGCTGTTACCTGACCTACCGTGCAGCACAAACCGCATAATTCCTTTCGTCGTTGGTCGACCGGGCCTCACGTCGTTGGTCGACCGGTCACTCTTATTTATAAACCCTTTCGCGTCCCATTATGTAATGGCAGCAATTAAGCCATTTTGTACTATTTTCGGGGGTGCTCGCCATCCCTGATAAACGAACGATCCTCGTAGGCGATGTGATGAGGGTCCGCGAATCTGCGGCACCGTCATCGAAGCCCGGGACGATCGAGATTCACATTATCCAGCCCGGGCGCGGGTCGAGTGGTTACTACACCGAAGAGAAACTGAAGAAAGCGTGCGAGGCCGGAGTCTACCCGCCGAGTATGCTGATGCACTTCGACCACCCGACCCGTCAACAGGAAGAGGACCAGCCCGCCCGGTCCGTGAACACTCTTGCAGCAGTTCTTGCGGAAGCAGGGCACTACGAGACTGAAGGATGGGACAAGAGCCCCGAGAACCCGACCGGTGCCGGCATCTATGCCACGGCAGATGTCAGACCGGACCGGCTTGAAGATGTCAAATGGCTCTCCGGGAAGATCGGCGTCTCCCACTATGTCGAGGGGGTTGCGGAAGAGAACGTTATGTGTCCCGACGGGAAAAAGGGAAACCTCATTAAGGAACTCTTCCCGAGTCCGTTCAATTCCGTCGATTTCGTTACCATCCCGGGAGCCGGGGGGCACTCACGCTCTGTCGCAGAGGTCCTGAAAGAATCGCAGGAGAAAAACCCGAGGAAAACCATGGCAGAAAACCACCAGGAATCACTCACGCTTGTCGAGGTACGCAGCAAGTACCCCGAGATCGTGACCGAGCTCAAGAAACAGCTCACAGAGGAACTCAAGATCGAGTCCCTCAATGAATCGCAGAAGACCCAGCTCAAGGAAGCAGCGGACACCATCGCCACGCTCAAGACCCAGCTGAAAGAAGCAAAGGCCAAACTCGCAGAGAGTAAAGCCCGCGATCTCGTGATCGCCCAGGTCAAGGAGGCAAAACTCCCGGAGACCGCAGCAAAGGCCCTGACCGAAGCCCTGACAAAACAGGTCCCGCTTGCTGTCGATGGCACCATTGACTCCGTGAAGTTCGGGGTGGCCATTACCGAAGCAATCAAGGCAAAGACCGAAGAGATCGCCGCCATCCTCAAGGAATCTGGGTATTCCGGCATTCATGATAACGGGGGCAGTTTCGGCGGTGGCCCACAGGATGTGAACAAAGAAAGAGAGTCCTACGCCCAGGAGCTCATTGAGAGTGGCATGGCGTCAACTCTCGAAGAGGCCAGGGCTATGGCAGGAATCGCCGGGAAGGTGACCGGATAATGGCAAAGAATCAGGTATTCGAAGGGAGTGCCGCAAAAGTTGTTGTGACATACCCGA